CGGTTTTCAACCCGCCACATTGCAGAAATGTATATTACCGAAAATTCTCGCGGCATTGTCGATACGATTTACCGTAAATACAAACTCTCTGCCAGAGCAGCCGCTGATGATTTTGGTCTGTCTATTTTGCCAAGAAAAATTGCAGAAGCTGCGGAGAAAAACCCGCTGGAAGAATTTGACATCATGCAGGTTATCCAGCCCCGTGAAGATCGACAGATTGGAAAAATCGGACAGGAAAACATGCCGATTGCTTCTGTGCATTATGACCCTGACTCAAAAACAATTTTGCGGGAAAGCGGTTTTGAGGAACAGGCGTTTTTAGTGTGCAGGTTTTTGAAAGACAGCATCAGCACCTATGGAAGAAGTCCCGCGATGTCGTGCCTTTCAGATGTGAAAATGTTAAACAAGATGTCCGAAACATCTATTCGTGCGGCACAAAAACTTATAGACCCGCCACTCATGGTTCCAGATGATGGATTTGTCCAACCTGTTCGCACTCGACCAGGTGGTTTAAATTATTACCGCAGCGGAACCCGTGACCGTATCGAGCCGTTGCAAATCGGGGCAAATATTCCTGTCAGTATTAACATGGAAGAACAAAGGCGACAGGCAATACGCAATGCCTTCTATGTTGACCAGCTGTTCCCGCCAATGGATGCTCCACGAAAAACAGCGACACAAATTTTAGGCGAACAGGAAAGCCGTATGCGTATTATGGCTCCTGTGTTAGGTCGCCTACAGGCTGAATTACTCCAGCCATTGATAACACGGTCATTCATGTTGATGTCACGCCAAGGTTTGTTTGCAGAAGCACCAGAGTTTCTTGCGGGCATGGACTTAGACATTCGCTATGTTTCGCCTTTGGCAAAAGCTCAGAAGCAGGGTGATCTGGAAAGCATCATGCGGGCATTAGAAGTTATGGGTCAGGTGGCACAAATTGCTCCTATTCTTGATCATGTTGATGTCGATGGGTTGGCAGATTATCTGCTAGATACATTGGATGTTCCCGCTGTGGTGCGGAAATCTCAATCACAAATGATTGAAGAACGTGAAGAACAGGAAGCACAGGCACAAGAACAGGCACAACTTCAGGAAGCAATGGCTATAGCACAAGCCGCAGGTCAGGCAGCCCCTGCATTACGGGAGGTAGCAAATTTTGAGCAACAACAGCAGACAGACACAGGACAACAAACCACCCAAGCAGCTGAATGATTTGTATGCTGCTTATAAGTTGGTCTTTAACAGTGAAGATGGCACAACGATTTTAGATGATTTAAGAAAACGCTTTCACATGACAACCCCTACCTTTGTAGCAGGGGATTCCCATGAGAGTGCGTTTCTTGAAGGTCAGCGGTCAGTTGTGCTGACGATTGAAAACATGATTGCAAACACGAAAAAATAGAAAGGACATAAAATGTCAGTTGATGAAGGACAGACAACTGTTGCACAACAGAACACGCAGCCTGTCGAACAACAGACAGCTGCACCTAGCACAGAACAAGACACAACAACAAATGAAAGTAATTGGCGTGACGGCTTGCCTGACGAATTAAAGATGGATGCCAGCCTTTTAAAATTTAATGATGTTCCCTCACTTGCTAAGTCTTATGTAAATGCACAAAGATTGATTGGTGCAGATAAAATTGCTTTACCATCTGAACACGCAACTGACGATGAGTGGTTAGAGGTCTATGACAGACTCGGTCGCCCCCAAGATGCAAAAAACTATGATCTAAAATATGAAGGGGAATCTGACGACCAGCTAATCGGGGCGTTTGCAGAAACTGCACATGGTCTTGGATTAAACAACAAACAGGCACAGGGCTTGTTAGAATTTTACAACAAGCTGGCAACCGACTCTGTGGAAAGCATGACAGAAGCCGCAGGTCAGGCAACAGATGATGGTCTTGCAGATTTGAAAAAAGAATGGGGCAGGGCATTTGATCAAAAAGCAAAACAAGCCGTAGATGCGTCACGCATTTTGCTGGATGATCGAGACGTGTTTGATCAGGTTAAACTTGACGATGGTCGCATGTTAGGAGATCACCCCGCGATTATTAAAATGTTTGCTAAACTTGCCGAACAATTACCAGAAGATACCATTAAAACCGCCAGTAGCGAACAGGTAATGACACCTGATGAAGCGATGAGGCGGGTAGCAGAATTGACAGCACCAAATTCACCTTATTGGGACAAGCGACACCCACAGCACCAAAGCTATATTGATCAAGCGTTGGCGTTGAGAGAACAGGCTTTGCCAAGTGAAAATGATGATGTGCTGTCTCCATAGTTGTAGGATAAGCTGCTGAGAGTAGCCCCTCCAACACTGACAGTGTGAACTGTCCGAGTAGCATCGTAAATGTATGGGAGCCAGTATTTATACTGACAACCCCCGCAGTCGTAATTTTTTAACTTAACCTACTAATGATGAAAGGGTATTTGCATGTCTACGCAAATTACAACAGCTTTTGTCAACCAGTTTAGTGCAAACGTGCAGATGCTGAGTCAACAGATGGGGTCGCTTTTGCGGTCTGCTGTCGATGAAGAATCTGTAACTGGTGAAAAAGCTTTTTTTGATCAAGTCGGTTCAGCAGCTGCGGTGAATTTTCGCCTAGCTAGAGTGTGAACTTTAGCCGAAAACTGCTCAAATTCGGTGAAGGCTTTGAAATGCTAATACCGAGCGAAGCCCTAATTTGGGAACGTGTAGAGACTTGACGGGCAGCATCTTTTTAAGATGAAGATAAAGTCCAGCGCACAAACATATTTTATGGCGGTGAAAACCGTAGTGTGAAGGAAGCGCACAAGTCGCCACCAAGATACTCCATTGGTGACGACCCCCCATAGCAGACGGATGGTAACATTGGTCGACTATGAGTGGGCTGACTTGATAGATAGTGTTGATCAGGTCAAAACACTTGCTGATCCAACCAGCAGTTATGCAAAAGCTGCGGCAGCGGCTATGGGAAGGGCGGTCGATGATGAAATTATCTCAGCCGCTTTCGCAGACAGCAGCACAGGAAAAGATGGGTCAAGCACGACCTCATTTCCAGCTGCAAATCAAGTTGCTGTTGGCTCACCTGCGGCAGGTCTGACTATTGCAAAATTAGTGTCAGCACGAAAAATTCTCTTAGAGAATAATGTTGACCCTAGCATACAGACCTATATTGCAGTTGCACCAGAGCAGCTTGAGGACTTACTGAACTCGACTACTGTGACTAGTGCAGACTTTAACACGGTAAATTCTTTGCCTATCTAAAGTGAAAGCTTTAGACGAAACTCGCTCAAATTCGGGGAAGGCTTTAACATGCTAATCCCGAGCCAAGCCATATGGAAGGTGTAGAGACTAGACGGGCGACACCCTACGGGGTGAAGGGATAGTCCAGACCACAAACAATGTTTTTGGCGGTGAAAACCGTAGTGGTATGAAAGGCTCTAGTGCAGGGTGAAATTGACACGTTTGTTGGTTTCAAGTTCATTATAACTAACCGTCTTGACGCAAATGCAAGCTCCCAACGCAGGGTTATTGCTTGGGCGCAAGATGGATTAAAACTCGCTGTGGGTAAAGATATTACTGCTCGTATCAGCGAAAGAAGCGATAAATCTTATTCTAATCAAATCTACTACTGCATGTCAGTAGGGGCTACGCGAATGGATGAAGATAAAGTCGTTGAAATCATTTGTAGCGAGTAGAAAGGAGTGACAAATGGCTAATGTTAATCAAACACTTGTCACCAATTTCTTAGCAACACCACATGCTCAAAATGATGTAAGTAATTTACATGGGCGCATGAGGATTGCTTGTGGAACTATTGCTCTTGCAGCAGGTGACTTATCGGCTACTGACACAGTTATGTTAGCGCCAATTCCAACTAATGCTTCGGTTGTCAGCATTAAACTTTACAATGACGACCTAGACTCTGGCACGACAAATACGTGTGATGTAGGCTTATATGCAAATTCTTCGACAGTGACTGCGAAGGATGACGATTGCTATGCGTCTGCAATTACAGATTTGCGGGCTGCGGTAATTACAGGCACTGAAGTAGCTTTTGAAGCTCGTAACATAAATGTTATGGGTCAAAAAGTTTTTGAGGATGCAGGTGATTCTACTGACCCGGGTGGTCATTATTTTATAGGATTAAAGTTTGATGCTGCTGGTGACACAGCAGGGGATTTATCATTCTTAATCACATATGTTGTTGACTAAAAACAAAGATGATGGGGAAGCTTGTTTTGGCTTCCCCTAATTCTTTTAGAAAAGTTGTGCCATCCGTCATTACTCCAAACGAAGCCTCGATACTGGCGGTAGGTAAGCACACTTTTGCACACCCTGTTATTTATCGAGTTGTGGAATGGATTAGGCGTGAAGTGCCTAATATCAGCCTTGAAAGCCCAAGTTATTGCCGTGTGGAAAGTCACCAAGACGGACACGATTGGCATAAAGACACGGGCGACACAAATCACATGGCATGGTGTGTGGTTTCAGGTTCTGTTTTGTTATCAGAGCCAGAAAAATTTACAGGTGGATGGTTTGAGTTTCAAAACCCTGCCGAAAGATACAAACATTATTTGGATTTGGTGACATACAGTTCAGACCAAATTCATCGCGTTACTCCACATGAGGGAGAGCGTCTTGCATTGCTACTATTTTTAGGAACAGAATGAATGGCAAGTGAAGTCGATATTTGCAATATTGCATTGAATAATTTAGGTGCATCAAACATTAACAGCCTTACTGAGGATTCAAAGTCAGGCAGATTATGCAATCAACGCTATGAGTTTGTGCGGGATACTGTGTTTCGGGCACACCCGTGGAATTGTCTCATTCAACGTGTTGAGCTTGCTCAGGCTGACACACCAAGTTTTGGTTTTTCATATCAATACCAGCTTCCCGTTGACCCATTTTGTTTAAGAGTTCTGACATTGTGGACAGGCTTAACTAATTCAGATGCTGCTGCCTATGACAATGGCGAAATTATGTTCAAAATTGAAGGGCGTAAACTTTTAACAAATGAATCAACGGCTAAAATTATTTACATTGCCAGAGTGACAGACCCCAACGAATACGACTCTTTGTTGATTGAAACCATAGCAGCCCGATTAAGTGCAGAACTGTGTTATGCCGTCACAGGGTCTGCTGCCTTGCTCAATCCTATGCTGGTCAGTTACGAAGAAAAATTAAAAGAGGCACGATTTACGGATGCAGCAGAGGGTATGCCTGATCGCATTATGGCTGAAACATTTATTGAAAGTCGTTTTTAATGGCACGTTTTTCACCTGCGTTTGCGGGGTTTCAGACAGGGCTTGTCAGCCCCCGCCTCGATGGTCGAACAGATTTACAAAAGTATTTTTCAAGTTGCTCAACCCTTGAAAACTTTTTAGTCCATCCGACAGGCGGTGTGACACGCAGACCAGGGACACGCCATGTTGCTGAAGTCAAAACAAGCTCTGCCAAAACACGGTTAATTCCATTTCAGTTTGGTGTTGAGGACACTTACATCTTAGAATTTGGAAACAATTATATTCGTTTTTATCGTAATAACGGACAGATTGTTTCTGGTTCACCAAGTGCAGCCTATGAAATTTCAACAAGCTACACGACTGCACAACTTCCCGCCTTAAAATTCGCTCAGACGGGTGACGTAATGTATATCGTTCATCCTGAACACGAAATCTCTAAACTTTCACGAACAGCCCATACGTCTTGGACTTTAACAGAAGTGACACTGACAGATGGAGCTTATCTCAGTCAAAACACAACGACGACAACCATGACCAGTTCTCACACAACTGGCAGCAGTCGGACACTGACCGTTTCAGCAACCGCAGGTGTGAATGGCGGTGACGGTCTGCAATCGACTGATGTGGGTCGTTTAGTGACGTTTCTTGCAGGGTATGCACAAATCACAGCAGTTGCTTCTACTACCAGTGCAACCATTACAATTCTTGAGGATTTTTCTGGAACAGGCACAAGCACAGAATGGTCGTTAGGTGCGTTCAGCGATACGACAGGGCATCCAAGAGCAGTTGCATTTTTTGAAGAACGTCTGGTATTTGGTGGGACAAGCGAACAACCGCAAACCGTTTTCTTTTCAAAGTCAGGAGATTTTGAAAACTTCAAACAGGGAACGGATGCTGATGACGCATTGATTTTTACGATTGGTGCAAATGATGTCAATGTCATTCGCTATATATCTTCTGGAAGAAACCTTATTGTCGGAACATCAGGTGGTGAATTTATTGTGTCGTCTGGGACAGATGCAGCCATTACACCAACAAACATTTTGATACGGAAACAATCTAATTATGGGTCAGCTGACATTCAGCCTGTGCAGGTGGCAAACGTCACATTGTTTGTGCAACGGGCAAAACGAAAACTCAGAGAACTGGCATACGAATTTGACACAGACTCCTATGTTGCCCCTGACCTAACAATCTTGGCAGAAGATGTCACGGAAAATGGCATTGATGAGCTTGCCTATCAACAAGAACCAGATTCTGTAGTTTGGGCGGTGCGAGGCGATGGCGTTTTGTTAAGCCTGACATACAGGCGTGAAGAAAAGGTTGTGGCGTGGGGTAAACATTTACTTGGTGGTGTTTCAGGTGCTTGCACGGTTACAGTGACCGACTTTGCCAACATAGCCACTGGAACTAAACTAATTTTTACAAAATCTGATGGCAATACAGTGACCTTTACTTCTGAAGCTGCGGGGGCGTCGTCACCTGCAAGCTCTACGGGTTGGAGACCAAATACCTCTAATGATGTTACTGCAGACAACATCTTTACCTGCATCAATGCACATGCAGATTTTACGGTAGCGAACCCTGCGGCAAATGTTGTGACCATTGAAGAAACGCAACGGGCGGGAACAGGGTTTTTGTCTGTAAAATCTTTTGACACAACACGACTAGCAACAACAAATCAAAGTCATGCACTGGTTGAAAGCGTTGCCTGTATTCCACAGGATGGTGCTGAATATCAGGTTTGGATGATTGTGCAACGGACAATTAATGGAGCAACAAAACGCTTTGTCGAATATTTTACATCGTTTGATTTTGGCACAGATTTAGAAGATGCAATTTTTGTAGATTCAAGCTTGAGTTATGCGGGCAGTTCAGCAACGTCTATGTCAGGTTTGTCGCACCTTGAAGGTGAAACAGTCGCGGTAACATCGAATGGGGCTGCACAGTCTGACAAGATTGTTGCCTCTGGTGCAATCACAGCAGATTACGCCATGACCGTAGGTGTAGCAGGGTTAAGGTTTACATCAACTCTACGAACCATGCGAATTGAGGGTGGGGCGCAATCTGGAACTGCACAGGGTAAATCAAAACGGATTCACGAAGTCACATTGAGATTGTTAAAAACATTAGGGGCAAAGGTTGGCACAAGCAGTTCAACAGCAGACATAATCCCTTTTCGTTCATCAGCTGATGAAATGGATGAGCCACCCGCAATGTTCACAGGTGATAAACAAATTGAATTTGACGGGGATTTTGACAGCGATGGTTTTATCACAGTTGTTCAAGAACAAGCATTACCGATGACCTTGTTAGCTCTTTATCCTGAGTTGACAGTCTTTGAAGATTGAACTTGAGCCACTTGAAATCTGGCATTTGGCAGAACTTGAAAAACACAGCTTTATTGAAACGCCAAATGAAAAAGATTGCCTTGTTAAAAATTATGACGCTTACAAAAAAGGCAAAACAGTTTGCGTTTTGTTTAATGGTAAGCCGATTTTAGCAGGGGGTGTAATGACCCTCTGGCATAGCGTAGGTGAAGCATGGATTGTAATTGCACCAGAAGCAGCGGAGTCAGGCTATCGGACAGCCAAATCTGTGAGAGAATATTTTGATCTTATTATTCTTGCTGGATGTTTTAGACGTGTTCAATGTGCGGTCAGAAGCGATTTTGATATTGGGATTAAATTTGCAAAGTTTTTAAAGTTTGAAGAAGAAGGGCTTATGAAAAAATACGACCAAGATGGGTTTGACTATATTCGATTTGCAAGGATTGAACTATGACAGCAATAGCTATAGCAGCAACGGCTGCCAGTTCATTAATTGGATTTATGGGAAACATGGCAGCATCTCAAACTGCTTCACGTATTGGAGCAGCAAATGCCGCATTGAGTGATTTTGACATTCAGGTTGCAGACCATAACAAAACAGCGATTGAACAAAAATTTCAACTTGATACAGAACGGGCTGACATTGAGTTCAAAGGTTTGCAAGCAGAAACGGCTATGGCGTATCGCTTTCGTGGTGTGGATTTATCAGAAGGCACACCCTTGGACATGCTGACCAGAAATGTTGAAGAATATGAGTTTGATAAACTTATTGCAGAACGTGAAAAAGATTTACAAATTCAAAAGCAAACGCAGTTTCAAAGTTTTAAACGCATGGAGCGTGACATTGGTTTGATGACTGCTGAAGCACAAAGTTCTGCCTTTAGACAACAAGGCTTTGCAAGCCTTCTCGGTGGAGCAGCCAAAACTGCTATTATGTATGAGGATGCTTACGGATGAAAATAACCCCTTATCGTTCACAAGCACAGGTTAGCGGAGAGTCAGGCAGCATCTTTAACCCTGGTGTTAGGATTCCTCAAAACCTCGCTAATTTTCAAGCAGAGGCGGCTAGTGGTGCAAGTAAATTTTTAGACACTGTTTCTGAATGGGCTGTAAAAAAACAAGAACTGCAAGATCAATCAGAAATTAGAAAGGCAACTGTTGCTTTTGAAGAAGAACTGCGACTTGAAGAACGCAGACTTTTATATCCTGACAAAGACGATATAGCTTCATATCGCTTGACTACAAAGCTTCGTGAAGGGCGTTTTAATCGTTTTGTAGAAAATTTAGAAAAAAAATATATTGATAAATATACACCGTTGTTGGGAACAAAAACATCAAAGGGGTTCTTGGCAAATGAACTTAAAAAATCACTTGCCGTTACAAGAAAAAGCTTTGAATCCGAAATAAATAAACGCACCAAAAATGAGTATGTCGCAGCACAGATTGATCAGGAAAATAAACGTGTAGCTGATTTATCTGACCGTAATATAGATTCTCATTATGCTAAAATGGTTATTGAAGAACAAAATCAAAATTGGGGTGAACAGGTAAATATTGGGTCAATTACAGGCAAAGATTTAGCAAAAAGAAAAAAAGAATTTTACAAACAAATACTTACAAACCGTATGATCGTTTTGGCATCTGAGCATTTGAACGGGGAAGGTGTTATCAAGGCAGATTGGATAGACACGTTAACATCAAACTCCGAAAACGCTTTTACAAATGATGCTGTAACCCATGAATTTTGGAAAATGGCAGATGCTGAACAGCGACAAGATATAATTAATGAAATTTACAAACAAAGAAAAGATTTAGCAAAAGTTGCAGAAGAAAATAGAGAACAGCAAGATAATGATAATCGTGCTATCTTTACAGACATATATTTAGAAATGTCAGCTTTATCAAATTTACCCCCCACACCAGAAAATTTACAAGACAGAAATCAAGTTTTAATAGAAGCAAAAGCTTTTATAGAAGCAAACCCCGACCTAAAAAATGGACTAAGCATTTTTAATAAAATGCAAAATTTAGCAAGGGCAAAACCAGCAGATGAATTTCAAAACCCACAGGAATATCAAGCAATTTTACTGCAACAGCTAGACCCAAACCATGTGGATTATGGACTTACAGATAATGAAATTTTTGATAAATATGCAGATATTTTACCGTTTACAGGAACTTATGGTCTTGGAAAATTATTAGAACAAAGAAAAAGTTTAAGACAGGAACGCAACCGCAGTATTATCAAAATATTGCAAGGGGGCAATGAAACGCTAGAGCAAGTCAGAGATTTTTTAGGTGACGATGATGAGGCGTATCGACAAATTGTGGATAACGTCAACGCATGGAATGAATGGGATTTACAAAACCCAAATGCGTCATTTGAAGCTCGTCAAGATAAAGTTCGAGAATTAAAAGCTAATATTAAAATTTCAGTTACAGAAACTTTTAATGATGCTTTCACTAATGCCTATGATACAGATTTTGTCCTCCAAAAACTTGAACAAGCCGTTGACAGTCAAGGTATTCCCGTTATTGAAAGCTGGTTAACATTATTCAAAAACGGACAAGTTAATACCGAACTTTTAAATGAGCTTATTAATAATGTTAATAAGGCTGCTGATAAAGCAGATACATTACCAAATGATACAAAAGTTAAAGAAGCGATAAATTTAACAAGAACAGCCATAATTAAAAGAAATTTAGAAGAATTGTATAAGATATACAAAGCTGCTCAAGAAAGTGCTGCCGATGAGTAATGCTAATGACAAACTTTTAAACGCATATGAAGAAATTGGGTTATATGAAAGTTTAACAGGCACAGCACGTTCTGCTTTACAAAACAATGATCTTAATTCTTTAAAAGACATTGAATCAATGGGATTCACAGAAGATGGCAGAGCATATTTTAAAGGTGACAGCGGGCTAAATTTTTATATTGGTGACGATACCCTCAATATTAATGGCGAAGAATACAGATTGTCCGACCAAATTGGCAAACCTTCTTTAGAACCTGACCGTGAAGCTGAAAAAGCTTTCATGGAAAGCCAAGGTGGAATTGGGC